AACGTATTTATGGCACATGGCCACGTGTAAGTAGAGGGTTCATGTCAGCATTTACTTTTGATCCATTCGTAGGACTTGGCAATTGGTTTAAATCTCTCAAGTCGTTGTTCTCCGGTTTGATGGTGGCTCTTGCAAAGGCGGCTGGGTTATTGGTTAATCCATTTACACTTGCAACTGGAGCCGCAATTGGCCTTGGATATGGAATTTACAGACTTTCTCAATATACCAAAGGTGCAACTGAAGCTCAAATACAAGCACGTAAAAAGCTCGAAGATGAATATAAAAAATCATTCAGTGCTGAAAATGAGCGACATAAAGGTAATTACGATTTCTTTAGCCAAAATGGTTTGGTTACATCAAGAATGGCTGATTATCAAGAAGAAGCAAAAGAAGTTAAAGAAAAGTACAACAAGTATGCTTCAAGCTATTCATATCTTTTCAGTGAAGAAGCATTTTCAAAAGATGGAGCAAGTCGCAAGACAAATCAATACATGGTTGATATGTCAAGACAGCGATTTGCTAATGACAGAATCATGCGTCTTGCCCTTACTGAAGATGAATATAAAAAACTTCTTGGAGGCGGCGTAGTCATCGCTTCAGAAAAATTTGAGCAAGACATGTTGAAGTTATCCAAAAACATGCCTTTCAATGCTGGAAATTCGCTTAATACAATGGAGTCTGCAATGATATTCAATGCATTTGGCGGCGAAGCGATAGCGGCTCAAAACGAATGGAAGCGACAAGCCACTCTTGCTGTAAAAAATGAAGGAGCGAAGGATAGCAGAGTTCTTCAGGCACAAAAACAGATTGTTGAGTTATACAAAAAGTACGGAAGAGGTGCTGAATTTGTAGAACGTGCAAAATCAATCATAAGCAGTGTTGCAAATCCGTATGACATCAATTTGTATGGCGATGAGTATATCACCAAAGAAAACTTCAACAATCCAAATTTTGACTGGAGTAACCTGAAGTCGTATGTATGGGCTGGATATAATTTGCTGAATGCTGAAATTGAAGGATTGAACGGTTCAATTACTGCCTCACTTGAAGCTCAAGAAAGATTAAAGAAACTTGTTCCGCATAGTGATGAATGGTACAGAACATTGTCGAATGTGCTAAACAATTTCAGAATCATTCGCACTATTGGCTTTAATGGCAAGGAATTTAATGACATTGAATTGTTGATTAAAGCATTACCAAATGGAAATCTTGATTTTAGCAACATTCTTCAACAGCTGAGAGACAAGATTGAAGGTTTTAAGGCTAATACAAAATTGTTCATCGAAATTGCCGACCAAGCCTATCAAATGCTTTATAAGGAAGGACTTGTAAAGGACAACAGTGTTACTGCAAGAAAGGAATTCATCAAGAAAAACATGGGCAACTGGGCCATGTCAGAAGATGAAATTGAGCTTTACAACAATTCAGAAACAGATAATGCGTATGGCTCTATTGAACGTCATGGACAACATGGCTCTGTTTCAATTCCGATGGAACAGATTGGTTGGGTTGAAGAGATGAACGAAAGAAATCAGAGAGCTTTTGGCTATCTGTTAGACCAAGTGGTAAAAGACCCGTCCCAAAAGACAAGTTCAGACAGCGGTACAGTCCCTAATCCTAACCCTAATCCTACATCAGGAAACGGAACGGCAGACCCGACAAAGCAGGATGCTTACGAATCCAAGTACACCGCTTCGGCAGCACGTCCGACCCAAATTGTCCTCAATATAGACAAGATGGCGAACTTTGACCGGACAACGATTGCAGCCAATGCGGAGGAACGTGACATGATGCTGGCATTGGAACAGAAAATGGCAGAAACCGTATACCGAATATTGGCAGAAGCAATGAACAATGCAAGCAGCGTGATGAGAACATAATTGATTGCCCCTCGATGTGAAAGTCGAGGGGCTTTCTTTCACTTGTCCATAAATACTATTAATAATAAAAATAAAATAGACATGGGTTTTAGCTTAAATAATCTCGCAATCACCGCTACAAACAGTGCGATGACCGCTACTATAGGGCATCTTTTTGATACCCTACAGAGCAAGATTGCCAATGGAGGACGTGATTCAAACTGCAAGTTCTACTATAGTGGTCCCGGTGCTGGCGGCTCCATACTTCAGGTTGCCACCAAGGGTATTGTGGGTGGAGCTGTATCTGCACTCAAGGATGAAGCCGTCAATGCGTTCAATTCATTGCTCAATGGAAAGAAAAAAAGCAACACTGACGGAGAGGATTGGTGTGACGATGTTATATTCGAAAATGATGAAGATAGTGAAAAATATGGCAAGTTCCCAATCGAAAATGGTGAAGTTATAGAGGCACTTGATGATTGGGGCAACGTATGTTGTGATGCTTTAATGCTTGGTATTGAAGTGAAAGACCCAATCTTTGTCACACAGCGTTCACGGACTGCTGAAATGAAAAAGGTGAATGGTGGTTGTAAGCTTGATATATCCCATGACAATATTAAAAATATCAAAACCAATTATTTGGTTTGGTATGATACTACTGCATTGATAACCATAAATTCAGACAAGAATATCGTAGTTTCCCGTGTACAAGGCAGGGATTACAGTAGAAAGGAACTTGTTTCCAATGGAGACATTAAATTCTCAGTTTCCGGCCAAATCACCAGTGGAAAGCCTGATGTATACCCGGCAAAGGAAATTAAAAAGTTCATTAAGATAATGCAATACAAGGGCATCATAAAGGTGAACAATGAGGTGTTGGACCAGTTTGGTATCGAACATATCGTTATCACTGACTTCAACATAACTTCAAAGGAAGGATATAAGGCAGTGCAGAATTACACATTCAATGCAATAGGTTTGCAGCCTGAAAAGGAAATTGTAATCAATTATGATACCATTACATTTATCCCGCCGAAACCTATGAACGACAGTTCTGATGACACTGGTTGGGAATCAATGCTGAAGAGCCAACTTGCAGGTCTGAAATCTATGGCCGGAGATTTATTCAGTCAAGGTTTGGCTATTTCTAGCGGTATGTTGGATTCAAAATTATAACAATTATGCCAGATTCATCAAATCAATTGACACAACGCCCTGAAAAGGTGCAGGAACAGCCTTTCAAGTCTACACCTGACTATATAACACATAAGGCTTATGAGGACAAACTTGCAATCCTTGTTTGTCTGATAAAGGTATGGCGACCAAAAGGCAATGACTGGTACAATATTCCGAATGATTGTCTTGTCATCCGTGAATGTGAAAGCATAGAGATTGCCGATTCATGCAAGGAACTTATAAACAAGGCTGTCGTAAAGTTCCCTAGAGGTACTGTGATTCACGTATCAAGTTCAAAGAACAAGACAGTGAAGAGCGGTACTGAAGCTGACAATACGGTCTCCACCCAGGAAATGAAAAAGGCTACCAATGACGGGGAAGTAATCACAACCTCGTCTTCTACCTTTTCGGATGACGGTGTTTCAACCACCTCAATGGCTCCAAATTACGACGACAAGGGTCTCGTTCAATTCAATAGAAGCAAGAATGAAGCGGCCTTGTTGCAACCCAATGATTTGGCAATAGGCAATCGTATTGAAATTCGTCTCGGATATGCTTATTCTGAAACTGAATTTGACAAGATGAATGCCAGTGACGGACTTAATATGGATTTGGTCTTTACCGGATTCATCACTTCCGTTTCAGTTGATACTCCATTGGAAATTGAATGTACCAATATGGCCCATATTCTGACAACCATCGGTGTGCCAAACATTTATGAAAAGGATTCATTGACCGTCAAGGATTTTTTGGATTCGGGAGGTAAATATGATTTGCTCAAAGATACTGGCGTTGAATTGTCAGAAGCAAGCAAGGGTTCGAACATCAGTGTAAAAGGTGGTACAATCACTGACAATCTCACTGTTGCCGATGTATTGAACGAATGGGGAAAAGCCGGTGTTCTATGCATTATGGAGCTTAATCAAAACGGAAAGGCTTATTTGCGTGTAGGGTTGACTTACTATGCAGGTAAGGGAGGTGGAGGAATCCCCAACAGCGACAAGAAATACATTACATATAATGGAGGAAACAATTCTTTGAAAATCATTCAGTTTGACTGGGATGTAGCTCAAGACAAGCTTTCATTGATGCATACTGACAAGAAATACCTTGCTGTAGAGGCTCATGGTACAGATGGAAAGAAATTCTTCAAGTTTACCCTAATCAAGAATCCGAATACAGATGATGAAGGTTGGATTATAGATTCAAGCGGCAACAACAATTATGAAGGGCAATTCCGTATGGTAAACAAGCGTGACTACAAGGATAAAAAAAGTCAGAAGGGTGCCAAAGGAACCAATAGTGACAAGAAAACTGGCGGTCATTTGAAAAACAAGGTAGACCTCAGTCATTACAATGTGGTTCCATACATGTCAACCAAGATAGGCATAACTGAGGACGAATTGATGGAAGAGGCGAAGCAGTATTGGGCATCGTATGTTCCTAATGGTATCTCAGGTTCATTGGTAATCTTCGGGGATGTTTTTGTGAAGCCTACCGATATTGTAGGGTTGATAGACATGAGACAGCCGCACAAGAACGGATATTATTTTGTAGAATCTGTCAATACCACTTTCGGATTGAACGGATATAGAAGGGAATTGAAGATGCCTTTCAAGATAGCAAAGTTTTCAGAAAACGTAAAAATCATCTAATTATGTCTATATCACACGAAGCACATAAGATAGCAGGAGATGTCCGTAGGGCAATCCATGAAATAGCAAGACAAGGAACAACTGATTTGGATGGGGCATTGCGTGGTACACGAAAGATAGTGGGCTATGTCTGTGCCATTCATGAGGATGGCGAACTGGCCGGAACCATCGATGTACAGGAATATAATTTTGAACCCGATGAAACCAATGTGAAGGGTATTCGTCATCACAAAGGTGTTCTTTTGTCTGCCATTCAGGACAATACTGAAGGTGTACTTATCGTTCCAATGCTTTATTCTGAAGTGGTTATCGTTCAGAATCCTCTTGACGGCCATGAATATGTTTTAATGTACAGCCATGCAAAGAGAATTCAGGTCAAAGCCCATGAAGAGATTGGAATTGGTGTGACTGAAGTGGAAGATTTTGTGGAAACCGATGATGGCTTGGAGAAGGATTTTGATGAGCTTGAGCCTACAAAGAACAAGACAAGTACTGTCTATACCGCCACTTCAATTACAGACCAAATAACTTCGCCTGATGATGAGGAAGGATTCAAGCAGGAAAAGACCGTGGAACATAAAATCATCACTGTAGGTAATACCAAGATAACAATTGATGGAGAGAATGTACTTATTGAAACGAGCGGTAAGGTTGAATACAAGATTGGTGATACGGTCTTTACAGAAGAGGAAGGAAAAATAACGGTCAAGACTGAAGATGTGAAGGTCGAATGTACGAACTGTGATGTCAAAGCTGAAAATGTAAAGGTTGAAGCGAATGATGTAAAGGTTGATGGCAAGACAATCACTTTGACAGGTGGCACATTGAAAACCAAGGGACAGAGTGCTACCGACTTGCAAGGCCCGTTCAATCCAATTAAGGTATGCCCCTTCAGCGGTGCTCCGCATTGCGGTTCCACCGTCAGCGGTACATAACATTAAAACAATAACATTATGAGCAAATCATCATTTGCAGCTACCATAATAGACAAGATAAATGCAGCAATCGGAAGAGAAGGTCAGAATTACTCGGAAGGTTCTGCATTTTCTGCAATGGAGGCTGTAGCACAAGGAATCACTGAGTATCTTATTCAGAACACAACAGTAACCATCCAGTATTCAGGTACAATCCAATCTTCAAAACCATCTCCTGACCCGGTTGTTGCAGATATGTTCAGCATTGTCGGCAGTTGTGCTCCTACTGGCCCTTCACAGCATTTTGATGACTGGATAAAGCAGATAGAGTCAAATATAATAGCAGGGTTCCAGCTTGCTCCTATGGGCAATGCAGGGGTTGTATTCCCACAAAAGCCTTTCCTTAATATAGGTATAGACACAATTAGGGAACAGCTTACGGCAGCACATGACGTACTGGATGAAGACCCGCAGCACAAGATTTGGGAAATGGTGTGCGGCGGTATAATGGACTGGATAAACGGGATTGCCATGAATTCCGTTCCAGGAGCCGCCACAAGACCTTCAGCACCTTCTGCCGGAACTGCATCTATTGTTAACATTACCATAACGTAGACGGCTTCTTTTTGGCTGTTCACCCCCTTTTCAATTTCAAAGAATCTTTAACTATTATATATAAACACTGTATTAGATTATGGTTAAAGATTTGATAATAGATATGAAAGAAAGGGACTTGTTGTTTGAAGACAAGTCTAATTCATCTATGCCTATATTTGATGTGGTGTGGGGCAATATCTTGGATGTTGACGATACTGCCGATGTTCTTATTTGCAATGTAATCGTACCTGAAGCATATTGGAGCATGGTCAAGTATACAGACCGTCAGCTCATTATCAGAATCAAATCACCATATATCCCGAATACAAGCACTTTCCGAATCCGTCCAGTAAAACTGAAAGACAACCAATACAGCTTATTTTGGAATATCAGAGGTGAATTCGGGTTGCCGGTAAGCAGTTTTGCACTCAGCAAGAACATTTCGGCTCCTATAAGTGCAAGTATGCTTCCGTTCGTTGACATTGACGGTGAGTTTGTCGTCAAGATGGTTCAGAACGAACAGATGGAAGAACTGGACAAGGCATATATCTACTCATCCAAGGAAACTGACCTAAGCATCAATTACAGCGATGACCAGGCAGCGCAACTTTTGTCTATCTGCAATCCTGGAAACAGCTACAGATACCCTACCACCGGTGTGGGAATCACCCAATATATCAACTCCGTAATATCACATACCGATTTTGCCGAAAAGTTGGAAAACCAGTTTGAAAATGACGGCAAAAGAATAGTGGAAGCCGATTTTGACAATACCAACTGCAATCTTGATGTCCTTTTCATTCATGAAACCGAACAGCAAGATACAGACCTCATTCCAGTTGACGAGCTTGCAATTGACTTCTTCAGCATGTTTGACGACGATTATGTCCGTAGAAACACAGTATTGAATGAAGTTGATGATTTGGATTTTATCAAACTTCTCAACGAATACACGAACTTCCTTGAAATTATCTTCTTCCCTGACCATACCACAACCAAGACAAGGATTGTGGACGATGTGGTTGAAGGTAAGTTTGATGAATATGGAAATATAGTTGAAAGTGACGAGTATTTCATTGTCAAGGCGACACTGGAAGCCAACACGATCATCATGTTCGATAACCCAGGCGATGATGAAATAAAGGATTCTCCGGTATTCGTGATAAATGACATTGATGAAAGCAGACTATACACCTCATTGGTAGAACAGCCTTATTGGATTACTGAATCTTGCCATAAATGCTTCATTCTGCTTAAACGTTCGGTTGTATGCTACATGATTAAAAAAGACGCTTTCAAGGATGAAAAGGGTCTTTACATCATTCCGCAGACAAGCAGCAATGTGAAGAATATGGTTGCCATGGCTCAAGACATACATACTGGTAGATTGCTCGGTATAGTTTCCAACAGCACCAACATCAGTGATATGACATTGGAGGAAATCACGCAATATATCTACGCTATTAAAGAAATCAATTAAAAGATACGATAATGAACAGCAACATAGTAAAAATAGGTAAGGCACTGAAATGGAGAGGTGTATACGACAACTCCAAGAAGTATTATGCTGAGAACATAGTCACCTGCTATGGAGGCGTGTTCCGTCTCAACGTTTCGGTAGCCCAGGGTATTCCTCCATACGAACTGAATGAAGAGGGTTTGCCTACAATCAAAAACAGCGAGACATGGACTTGTCTTGTGGATACCACGTGGATAATCGAATGGGTGCTTGCTTTCAAGAAGTTTAAGAATGAGGCTCTTGCTCGTTTTGAGAAGGATGAAAAGCATATAGATGAACATTGCAAAAAATTGAAAGAGCATCAGAAACATCTTGAAACACTGGATAGCTCGATTGAAGACTTAAAGAAGAAAGATGTTGGACATGAACTTTTGATAAACAATGTCACTAGGACTGTATCTCAGGTAAGCAACAAGGCAGACAAGAATGAGAAAGACATAGCCAATATAAACAAGAAGATTGGTGATTCAGAGCTTACCATGGGTGAACTTCAGAAGCAAATTCAAGCTGCCAACGACAGAATCACCAAGGAAATGGGCGTGCTTACCAATACAATCATTGAACAGAAGAAGGTCATCAACAAGAACACTCAGGAAATTGAAGCACTGAAAAACCAGATAGCTCACTTGCAGAACAGAATCGAACTGATGAGCAAGTACAATTGCTGCTTTAGCGGAGGAATTTGGGACAACGACCTTTACTGGAACAACGATAGCCTTTGGAACAATGGTTATACAAGTGAAGGTGGAGGCACTGTCATCCAGCCCGAAATGGAAGTGATTGGCTATACGGAAGAAACGGGTGAACTGAAAGTGAGTGGTACAGTGGTCAGCTACGACCCCAAAACCGGTACACTTTCCATCATAGACGAAACCAACGTATATGACGAATCTACCGGAACGCTCTATATAGACGGACTTGACGGAATCTACCAGGATGAAATGACTACTACCGGATATGAGGAGGAAGATGGTAATCTTGGGGTGAGCGGTTCAGTTACCGATTATGACGAAGAGACCGGAACACTCTCTATCATAGACAAGACGAATTCTTATGATGAAGAGACTGGTACGTTGTTCATCGACAATCTTTTCGGATAAATAAACGGAACAAGACTATTATAAGAAAAAGCCATACAGGAGGGATGGCAAAGACCCTCCACTTTTCTAATATTATAAATTTATAAGACAATGGCAAATTTGGATTTGTACAAACTTTCCATCGGCGGTAAGATTTATGAAATTCCTGCCGCATCGACTTCAAAGGCTGGTTTGTTGTCAGCTGAAGATTACGCTAAGTTGGCTAACGTTGCTGCTGGTGCTCAGGCTAACGTTATCGAAGGTATCAAGGTTAATGGTGCTTTGTTGACTTTGGTTGAAAAGATTGCAGACATCTTGATTGCTGAAGGTTCTGCTAACGGTACTATCAGCGTAAACGGTGTTGACGTTGCTGTTAAGGGCTTGGCTGCTTTGGCATACAAGAGCGAAGTTTCTATGGACGACTTGGCTGCTGCCTTGAAGGAAGTAATCAATTCTAAGGCTGCTCAGACTGAATTGAACACTTTGTCAGGCCGTGTTGACACTTTGGAAGGCGAAGGCGAAGGTTCTGTAAAGAAGGCTATCGACGATGCCATCAACAAGTTCGCTACTGACATCACTGACAACGGCACAGTTGACAGCTTCAAGGAATTGGTAGACTGGGTTGCTGAACACGGTACTGAAGCAGGTGAAATGGCTAAGGGTATCGCTGACAACAAGACTGCTATCGAAGCTTTGGCTGCTTTGGTTGGTGCATTGCCTGAAGATACTTCAGCCAAGACTATCGTTGAGTACATCGACACCAAGTTCGCTAACGTTGACTTCAGCAACTACTTCACTAAGCAGGAAGTAACTGATGGTTTTGTTGCCAAGGAAACTGGCAAGGGCTTGTCAACCAATGACTACTCTACTGAAGACAAGAACAAGTTGGCTGGTATCGAAGCTGGTGCAACCAAGAACGGCGTTTCTTATGATGCAGCATCAGGTACTTTGACTTTGACAGGTTTTGCTGAAGTTGTAGCGTAACTTATTGAATAGGATGTAAGAAATTTAACTATGGCTAATGAGAATTATTTCCAGAATCTCAATATCGCCGGTCAAAATTTCAAGGTAAGCCCAACTTGGGAACAACTTGGGCTTACCAAATCCTATTTGCTTACACTGCTTGCCCGTGACATGTATACCCCACAGGCAACTCAGGCTCCATCATCTACAGACGTATATTATACAGATCCTGCTGACGGTAATGCGGCTCCTTTCAGAGAAGGGCAATGTTGCGTTTATCCCGATAGCGAAAGTTCTGATGGTTGGGGTTTCAGTATTGCTAAGCATATAGAGACCGACGCAGAAGGATTGCCTACCAGTATCGTATGGCAGAGATTCATAAATGAAGCCCCTATGGGCAAAGAAAAGATTTACAGCCTATTCGGTTTGCCAGTTGAATGACGGTGAACGAATGGGCTTTTTATTATTAATGATAAAACTAAAACAATATGTCAAAAGTAGATGAAAACGATTTGAAGTATTTCAAGGAGGCTTGTGACATTACATATCAAGGCAAACTATTGAAGTTTACTAATGTTGAAGCATCCAATTGGGTAAGCGATTCTACGTTTACCGACTTTCCTTATTGTTGTAACGTGACATGTACTGGAGTTACAGAAAACATGGTTCCTGAAGTAATATTCAGTCAAGCTGATGCAATGAGTGGTGATTACGCTGTAGTTTGTGAATCATTTGCAAATGTAGTGCGCATCTATTCAAAGAAAAATATATCAATTACTATTCCAACAATTATAATTCACAAGTAATATGAGAGGAAGTACTAATGCTTTAGGTAAAAACCAAAGCATTAGTACTCAATAATAACATTTATAAAAATTAAGATTATGATAGGAATAACCAACGCAACAGGAGGTGGAGGACTTCAGGGAGAAATCCTGAACCTTTCCCTCGTGTCCAACCAAGCCAGTCACGACAGTTTGCTTGGTGCAATCATTACTGTATCTCATCCGGGAGGAAGCACTGAATATACATGGGAAGGCTCGGAGATTTCCGTAAACATCCCTCCTTATGTAGAATATTCGGTTGAATACTCGAAAGTCGAAGGATACAAGACTCCCGAACCATTCACCTCAACAGCCGTGGCGGGGAACTCCCGAAACGTTTCAGGAACATACAAGGCGTGCAAATTGTCCGTTGGCATGACAACCAACCAAAGCTCCCACGCTGATGTTGCCAACGCAAAAGCTACTGTCAGCTACACCGAAGACGGAGAAAGCAAAACAGTAACATTGGCTTCAGGAGGCTCTGTCATGATTCCTTATGGAACAACTGGCGTGGGAATCACATGGAGTGCAATAAATGGATATGCGACACCTGCCGCAGTTACAGGTCTCACATGTTCGCAGGATTCCATGACAAAGACAGGGACTTACAATACAACAATACTTACAGTGAAGTCCACTACCAACCAAAGTTCTCATACCGACATCAGCGGCGCTACCTGTACTGTTTCAGCGTCAGGCATGGAGAGTGTGACGCTTTCAAGTGGAGATACTGCAAAAGTCCCTACCGGAGCAAGCTGTACAATCACATGGAGTGCAGTCACTGACTATAAAGCACCGACTGAAACGTTCACTGCATCAGGAACGTCACAGACCAAGACGGGTACATACCAGACCGAGCTTGTAACCGTAACAGTAACAACTGAAGATGGAACAAGTGTGGCAGGACAGGTGATTACCATCAACGGCAAGTCACACACATTGACCGCAACCGGAACATGTTCTCAGAAGGTGGCATTCGGAACGAAGTACAGCATTACGGCTGATGCGAAGGCAAACTACACTACGCCGACATCCATCACGGACCGCACAGCTTCACAGGCAAGCTATTCCGCCACAATGGAGTACAAGCTCGCCAATGAGACGCTGACCGTCAACGTAAGCGGCCTGACATCGGGGTTTACGATAACGGTAAAGGACAGCAGCGGAACGGTATTGGGAACATCGACATCGGCAAGCAAGACATTCTCGATTGCAAAGGGGACTGTCTACTATGTGTATGCCTCCAGCGTGAGCGGATATATAGTGACGGAATCATTCGGACCATATACGGCTGTAGCAGGAGGAACTAGAACGGTAAGTGTAGCCTATACCTATCGTCCGGGCACTACAAACCCATCCAACGGAGTGTATATCAAAGACACAGAAGGATATTATCACACCACTGACGCTTGGGATGGTACATATACAGCCGATTGCGTAGCTGTCATTACAAGCAACTGTAGATTCGGCATCGCCCTGACGGAAGCATCCAGCGCGATGCGAATCCACAGCAGTTATTCAGGAACACTGGAAAACTACATGACTGCAATATCCGATGAAACGCAAGCCAAGGCCGATTATGATGGTGCAACAAACAC